AAAGATAGGCAGAGTTCAGTTGGATCTTACGAGCCATTTGAATATTGTTAAATGTTGCGATATCTTTTACAAGTTTAGGGTCTTTGGTATCCTCATACTTTTGTTTTGCAGCAAGCATCTTTTTCTTATACACAGTTCTTTCTGTGTATATCTTTTCCATAATCTCTGGCAGAAAACCACGGATGTCAGTGCGATACATTGCACCATTGGCACACACAGCACTGTCTTTATGAAGTTGAAAGTCTATCTCTTCTTTAAGTATTCGATCAACCGTAGCTGTTGGGTGTCTGTCATCCTTGAGGGTCTCAGGGGAAATATTATATTGCATAATGAGATGAGGATACAGACTATTAAGGTCAAACGAAACCACCCAATCATACTTTCCTGGCTTCGGTTCTTTGACATACGCCCCTGCATACTTTTGCGACTTTGATGTTCTTTTCTTTGGTGGTATGACAATGTTCTGTTTCTTGAGGTAATTGTAAATGATAGTATCCCACATTCTCACTTGATAGTGAATGTCAATGAAGTTAACTTTGGCATCAAACGCCATTGTAATCGCAAGTTCAATTAATTTCAACTTGTCCTCAAGTTTATCAACCAGTTGAACGTCAATGATATTATATCGAACAAACTTATCCCAATCTTTTGTATAGAACTCACGGAAAGTATCATACTCATCATGGTCAAGTTTTTTCTCACCCAACTCATAGTTAGCGATATAATCCAATCGATAAGACTCTTGATTTGTGTATGTGAATCTTTTGTATAGATCAAGATAATCAAGTTGAGTCACACCACCAATATCATATGTAATATTTTTACGACCACTAATATAAACTTCGTCCTGAGATACAAGACCCCAAGGCGAAAGATCTTTCATGGACTTCTCACCAAGAATACGATTGATACGGCCAGCAAGATATGGTATGTCATACATTTGAGAGTTCCAACCAGTAATTACCTCTGGTAGATTCTTTCTCCAGTATTCTAAGAATGATCTAAGAAGATGAACTTCATCATCACATAAAATATAAGTTACATTTGGGTCTTTGTTTACAAAGGGTCTTGAACCAAAAGTTGTAACCTTCTTTGTTGCATAATCCTGTAAACTAATCAGTAGTAATTCCTCTGCAACATTCTCTACATCAGGGAAACCACTCTCTGCAGCAACCTCAATGTCAATCGTTACAAGACGAATCTTTTTAATATCAAACTGTATATGATCTTCTGGATATTTTTCTGAAATATATTGATAAACATATCTGTCGTTGCCATATATTTTAAAGTTCTCAACCTCATCATACTTCTTGTAGAACTCACGACAATCTCTTACAAAGCCAGGTTGAATTGGTTCAACCGACTCACCTTCTAATGTTTTATATTTTGTTTTTCTTTTAGATGGAACGAACAGAGTCGGTTTCCATTCTTCTCGATGTGTGATGTGTTTTCCATTCTCATAACCACGAATCAAAAACTGATTGCCTATGAGTTGAATATTGGTATAAAATTTCACGAAGTCGCTTTGGAATACAGATCAAAAATATAAGGACTAGGAGTGACAAGAGTTACAATCTTGTCAGAGTTAATCATTACCTCATTTTGTTCAGTATAATCTTCCATCCATTTATGTAAAGCGCCATCTTTAAATATGTGAGGTTTTGTTAATTTACAGTTTGGATCCCCAAACTCTGCAGCTACCTCATCAATTTCTGATACTACGATTTCCTGACTAGTCAATAATAAGACTTTGATCACTTTCGTTTCGTCCATCTACTTTCTCCTCATAGTGTTTAATTAATTGTTCTTGTGGTTTAACGATTGTTACAATCCAATCCGCTGAACAAGGAATTTTTTTTCTATCGTCAGCAAAAGGAATCCACGGAAAAAATCCAATGGATATACTTGCATTGTATTTAAGAGTTGTTTCACTCTCTTGTAAAATTTGTGGTTCATCATCTTGATTATACTCTACTACAAAAGGATGATCAAAGAAATATCCCACAACTTCATTTCCAGATTTAATTTCCTTTACATCTGCTACTATCTCTTCACCAGATTTTAGAAGCACTAAATTTACAGACATACAATTTGTTCTTTACTTACATTATAAAAGACCACTCAACAAAAGTCAAGTGGTCTTCAAACTTATGTGATTTTATTTATAGGTAGTCTTTCCGAGCGTGATGTTCTGGAACTACTTTACCCAACTTGACGGTAAGAAGTCCATCCTCCAACGTGACATCTCTGACTTCAAAATCATCTGAGAGTGTCCAGGCTCTGTTGAAAGATCTTTGAGCCAGTCCTTGATGGACATACTCGGATTCTGTCTCCTTATCCTTTTTCTTTCCTTCAACGAATAATTTTCCGTATTCAGTATAGACATGGACTTCCTCCTTTTTGAATCCAGCAAGTGCAATCTCTAGACGAGATTCAGTATTATTTACCTGTATTAGATTGTAAGGTGGATAGTTTGTTATGGTCTCAGTAAAAAACTTATCGAAATAAGTATCCATACCGATACTGTTTTTTGTGATGCGATCCATTAAATCTCCTAGATCCGCAGCACGATACCTTTGTAAGTTCATAGTTCTCCTTAAGTAAGCGAGTGTAAGTTTTTGTCCCCGAAGGCGACACTACTAATTATAACAGCAGGCAAAAAAATAAGGGGTGGTGAACCCCTCAAAAACACTTCGGTTTCCTCCCTAGTCTAGCAGAACTCTACAGTTAGTAACGCAAGATTTGTCTCTTACATCGCATTCTGAAATACATTCAAAGTAGTCATCAACTGAATTGCTTGGAGATGTCTCATGTTCGACATTCATCCAAGGCCGTAAACTATTGAATGATATGAGATTGTGCATAGATTGTTTTGATTTAAACACATAACTATCTATATAAGTTTTTAAGATAGTAACACTTCTTCATTTAAGAGTTCTGGTTTTTGATCCTCATCTTCTTTCAGATTTGCACCATCATATTCACTAATTAACTTTTTACCACTTTTAATAAATTCCTGAGACTTATCCATCTTAATAACCATTTCAATCCTCCTCTGGTTTTTTTCTTTTGCCTATATTATATTTAGTTTCAAGATTCCAATCATTCTTTTCCTTGTAAGAAATAACTTTAATTTGATTCAATGGTGCGATATCGTTAACTTTATCAGTTGAGATAACAGAAACCAATCCCCAGTCTAAAAGCAACTGAATGATACGATTTCTTCTTTGTACGTCATTGACTGTGATATTAGCTCTCTTACCGTCTAATGCAAATAATTCTTTGAAATGAACAATATAGTATCTGCCTTGTTTATGTAGAATATGACAAGACTGATATAACTTCTTTTCTTTTCTTGAGGCCACACCAATACGAGTCAGTGTTTCTCTTACCTTAAGAAAATCATCAGGTTCATTTAATGTAATCTCAATCATTTGGTCTGGCGACCAACTAATTTGAGGCTCAACAATTTGGTTCATTTTCTACCTCCAGTCTCAAGTCGATCTCGAATAAACGAGAGTTGTTCTCTAGTCAGAATATTTAAAACCTGTTTTGCTTTTTCATTACTATAACCGTAATAACGTTTAACAAGTTCAAGGTTTTCAATTTGTTCTTTACGAAGCCAAGGAGAGTATCTCTTCCTTTTCCTGAGGCTATTTAGAAAAAAGTCATATTGTAACTTCTTTGCTAGATTAGGATGTTTGTTCATTTCATTTGCAAACATCACAGAATCTATCTGTCCAGATAAGCATCTGTTGATAATATAAGACGGATACTGTTTTTCAATATCAGGATCCTCATCAATCAAATTATTTTTATTTGTGTTGATTGAGTTCAACCATTCTTTAAGTTCCATTTTTTTCTTCTCACAATGATTTGATCATTTTCATAATCAGGTATAAATTCTAGAGGGTCATCATTATCCCAACAAAGTTCCCCATACAGAGAATTTAAGATAGACATATCATCCCAAAGATCGTTTGGTTTAGTCATGTTTCTCGCTCCAGTCTTTGAAATTAGTTTGTAAATCTAAAGGTTCGGGATCTGTGATACCTTTTACTTTTTTCCAATTACTATACAGTGCTTGGAGATGCCACGATTGAGATAAACTCTTTGGCCCATGTTCTAGAAGATCGAGTTCCATCTTGTTTCGAGTATGAGCCTTGTATTCTTCTCTCCAGTTTGAATCGTCAAATGTTTTCATAATTTATTTTCTGATAATAACAACATCTCCTTCATCATCATCGTCGTCTTCATCTTGTGCTTTGAAAACTAAAAGTTCTTCACCAGATTGAACATCTGACATTTCTGGATGCACATTTCTTCTCTCTTGTTGTCTATTGAAGTCTCTTAAAGTTGAGGTCATCATAGCATACATGTATGCGAAGGTTGCCCCTGCAAGACAAGCAAAACAAAGAAAGTATATAAAGACGCTAATGTCGTTCATCGGAAACCTTGTTGTAGTATCTTTTGTATGGGGACTTGTTTAATTCTATCTATAATGTCAGTTTCTATTTTGTCTAGAATATTTACATCTAGATGCATGAATGGTGGAATAATACCTAACATTCTTAATAATCCATCGACAAACAATGCAAGAGTGGTGAATCCAAGAATCATACTAATGACAGTTGCATCACGATTATGTTTTGCCATTGATTCTTCATCAATTCTTGTTGCTTCCTTGACTGCTTCTTTTACTGCAGCCTCAATAAGAACATTGACTTCCTCTTTGGTGTACGCATACTTACGAATTTTTTCTTCACTAAGACTTCTCTCTCTAGGATAGTCTGTGATAGGAAATTCTTGTAGAATTGTTTTGATCATAGTAGTTACCTGATGATGTCGATGTGCATATCTTTAGTCCAAACCTCTAATTCTGTTCTAAGAGAACCATTGGACTTAAGACTTTCATATCTTTTAGAGGCCTTGTTCTTCCACCATTTGATGAGGTTC